CCAAATATGAAGTAAACGACATTACAAGAAGATAAAAGTAAAAAACTTTAAAAAGAAAAACTTCGTAACGGAAAACAAAATCTAGCAAGTGGACTCTCGAGTAGGGTCTACACCAAGACAGTTTGTAAACTGCCCCAGTTCTAAACCTTTCTGTTGATTGTTAGATTTCATATTTGGAGCTCCACCTAAGTTGTTCAAGGTGGTAGCTTGCGACCAAGAAATTGGTCGTTGATCAGAGCCATTAACAGACCTAGTCTCGCTAATTGTACTTTGGTCCATCATGGGTGAATTGGAGGTGATTGCATTTGTATGTGGGATATTTTTCCCTTGTGCATATTGTTGTTGCTTATTCTCTCCGAAATCGAAAGTATCCATATTTTGGAAATTCCGATTATTCATATTTCTGCGATCGTTATATTGTTGTTTGGCCCTTTGATCGCTTACGCCCAGTGGATCTTGGTCCGGACGTAAAGAGGCCATCTTATTATTACGCCTGTTGGTCGGCGCTCTAGCTGGCTGAAACATAGCTCCTTGCGAAGCTCCTTTCACGTTCTTTGCTGTACGATTGATATTATCATACATATTTTGCTGGTTCCAACGTGTATTCATTTGTTCGAGAGTCTGTTCGCCCATCATCTGACGTAACATGATGCTATTTTGATTGTTCAAAGTGGCTAAATATCTGCTATTGTTTATATCGGCTTGTTGCATTTCATTCTCATGGTTCCACTGTCCCCATTGTGTCAGACCACTCCCAATCCCACCAAAAATACCTCCAATAATAGCGGCTTCAGTGCGAATCCTAGGTACCTTTTTTGTTTCAGTTGCCACACGTGATATGAAACTACTAAAATCATTATTTAATTGGACCGTAGCCTTGTCTTTATATATCTGCGTTCTAACTTGGAAATTATTTAATGTGCCGTTAAAAAAGGTATTAATTTGTGCTGCTGTAGCATTAGTGAAGAAACCAATATCGCGTCTATAAAGAAATTCCACAATTGTTGTCTTAAATGTAGGATCTACTATTGAAATCTTAACTTGACCTCCATCAGGACAGTTCTCACGACAATAATTATAAATAACCCAACCTGCTTGACTTCTAACAGCTGAATTCAAATCAGGTGCTGTCTCCATAATAGGGTCACTCAAACTGATTGCGCCGATTTCAATTGTGTAAAAGTTCTGTGGCAAAGTCAATGTATCTAGTGAAGAATCAATTGTAATATTGCCAACCTCAGAGGCGTTTAAAGCTTTTGGATACACTAAGAGTGGTCTAGTAGGATGATAATAAGCAGTAGTAACATTTCCGTTATATCTAAACATTAAATTATAATCTAAACTCGATACTAGTCGGTTACCTATCCTCGAAACCTTATTCAATGAACTCACACTGGCTGTTTGGGTTTCCTTCTCATTTAATGTATAAAAGGTTAAATCTTGTTGTGCAGATATCCCCTGCACTGTCCTCAAAACTTTACCTCCAACTATGGTCGTTGAACAATCATAGCTGATACTATCATCACCAACTACTGCAGTATATGTATTAGTATTATAGGTACCGGCTTCAGTTCTCAAATCATCTACAATTGTATCATTAGAAAGACGGCATTTACTATTTTGTATCACTCCAAAATCAACAGTAGTTGTTGTTGGACTGAAATCTTTTAACCGGGTAATATCAGTGTTTAAAGGCGTCATAAAGTTGGTAACATCTGCTGGCAAATCAGGAAATTTTGGATATCTTTTCGTTTCTATAAAGATCGTTGAATCTGACAGATCAACTTCAGAAAGAACTAGAGCTTGTTCTAAACTCTGATCTACTGGGGCAACCTCATCAGTTCCATAAGGATCAGCAAATCTCATAGTCGGCAAAATTCTGCTTTCAACAACAATCTGAATATTTCCTAAGCCTGAAAAACTGTTCCCTATATCCGTTAGTGTAATAATATTAATTTCAGCCTGGTCTGCATTTGGTTCACCAGTAGTAAAGAAGAATTTTCCATCAGGTCCTGATATTGGTTGGAGCATCATATTTATCTCTTGTCTCGGTGCTGATAAATCAACATCTCGTGCCCCATATGGACTACTATTAGCAATATTCCGAGGTTTTCCAGGAAGATTCCAGTAAACTCTCATGGATCCTTGAATAACGGAATTACTTATAAAGGTGAATTTTACGGCAATTGGTCCTGTGAATCTTTTATGTAGCTTAGCCCATATTCCAGCATATCCTCCTAAGAGATCTAGACCATATGAGACAGTATATACTAAACGATCTTGTTGTGTACTCACGGGAACTTGAATTACTTCTACCACTTGGTATGAACCATATGCTAAATCTTTAAGATCTTCAGTAACACCACCCGCTGCCAAAAGAGAATCTGGTAAATAGTCAAGACGAGTTTGCAAGGGGTTTCCATAAGGTATTGTACTGGAAACAAACATATTTTCCATAGCAGGCATAGTTGGGACATCCACGGTTGCAAGTGAAGATTGCTCAGGAACTGGGTTCGAATTGCCTTGCACGAAACTTTGAAAACCTGATTGTTGCGCATCAGGCTCTGGATCTATAAATGCACCTGTATTATTTTTCTGCATGGGATTAGCATTACGCATCATTTGGGTTCGAATATCTTCAACTGATTCATTTGGCGTTTCAAAAACTTCTTCCTCATCTTTCATCCATGATAACTTAGCCTTTATAGTTGGGAATAATTTCAAAAGAACATAATCGTTTGCAAGAGACATGAAACTATCAGGAAATGGAAAATGATTCATTGCATCGTAGATTATATCATATATCCAGTAATAAATTGGATGTGGACACATCTCTTCTACCCAAGATGGTGATGGGCAGGGCATAGGTTTAAACGGAAAAACATTTCTCCGCTTTATTGCTTTACACAAACTCAAATAAGCCATCAACTTATCATAATCAGCAACGGGATAACTGTTGTCGCTCATGAGATCTCCTATCTCTATATTTACAAGTGCTTGAGTGAGACGATCCATAATACGTTGAATATATTTTTTATATTTCTTATTCAAAGAACGGTACTTAACCTTCTTTTCTCCCACCACATCGGATGTATTTTCATTTACCGAAGACATTTCCATTTGGGTTTTAATATATGAATTTTGATCTGGATTTTCCTGATCTATTTTCAATTGAACAAATGCCATTCCTCTAATATGGCGAAGCGTCTTAAAGAGGGCTTCTGAGTAAGAAGGAACAGAAAAGGATGAATAATTCTCTTGCTGGTATTTAATAACACCAGCATAAAACTTATCATACAATTCTTCCCCATGGGGCGCTATATACTCGCTAAGTAATTCTAAAGCGAGATCAATTTGAGTGGTGCTGGTATCCACTGTCCAATAGATTAAACCAGAAATAACCTCTTTTTTAAATTTGTGATAATAAGTTCCATCTACGTGCTGTACCCACATCCGGCTAACAAAAGGAATCTCATCAAAATGTAAGGTTTCATATTCTTCACCATCTTTATTGGGTGTATCTATATTTATGCCTCGTCCTGCCAAAAACTCTTTCAATGTTTTGAAATTTAATACATCAGCGAAATTATGGTTAACTGTTATCTTACCATCATCCCCACAAAAGAAAGGAAAAACTAACTTTCTGTAAGCTTCAAAAGTAGGTGGAAAGCGTTTCGTTGTAGAAGCTATATAACAAAACCATGCAAAACAACACCAATCTAAGTAAAGCACATTGATGATAATTGTCAAATCTGAGCCTGATGAGCTTCCTGTAGTTTTATGATAAATACAATCCTGAGAGGCCACATAATTGTCGTATAGGTGTAAAATAACAACATCTATAGCATTAAGATGCTGCTCTAATGTATGATTACAATTGCAATTAGAGTTACTATGTGAAATGACTATAAGTTTCTTAAAAATTTTACCTAATACATCTTGAAAAAACTGTTTTCGAATATGCTTATCACATCTGCTGACATCAAACCCAAAAGATCTTAGATGGGCATCAAATACTTCAGCATCTCGTCGCATGGTATCAAATTCTGCTGCGGTATTCATAGCAATCTTATATGGAAGAAATTCTTCATGTTTTATCATCCAACCTGCAAATCGTAGAGTGAATGATCTTATTAATACAGATAATGTTTTGGGAAAACTGGTAAACACTCTTTGTTTATAGGCTTTTTCATTTTCTCTATTTTCTTGTTTCAAATTGTCTTGAAGAATCTCTCTAAATCTTTTACCATGAAATGCTTTTAAATATCCTGACTCTACACGTGTCTTAAAATAATGTGCTGCTGTAGTTTCTTTGAATGTTTTTGAAATCGGATCAAATATATCTTCCATTTTATTAACTTTAAACATATTGCGCATTTCATATCCAATAGCTGATTGCCAGTTCAGTGAAGATGTATACGTAAATAATGAATCATTAGGGTTATTTATACCGCACAAAGCTTCTTCAAGTGTCAAGACATCTAACCCATGATGATTTTGGATCGATGCTCCATAAGCTGATACAAATCCATGAACAAATCTATTACATATCTCATCATGAAAAGGCTTTATAACATCGTTATATTGTAATATTTGTCCTAAATAAAAATCATGTTCACCTAAAGCGTTCTTGGGAATCAGTAATAATTCATTCTCTGTACATTCGGCTATAGAAGTTTTAACAGGTCTCTTTAAATTCGGAACAACTTCATGTAAATATTCTCCAAGAATACATGGTGTAGAATATGGTTTATCTGGTGATTTAATATAAGGGATAAGCTCTTCAACCTCAAGAAAACCTGAAAATTCTGGAATATCATAACGAGATATCTGTTGGCTACTTAGTGAAACTATCTCAGTGATCCATTCTACATCCAATAAGGTACCATAGCATGAAATTTTTGAACCTGCTACATGCATACCAAATATTTTGGGGTTTTCTGATATACTAAGATATGGTCTTCCACAATCGCCATTTTGTGTTAAAGGTGCTTTCACATTAAATGATCCCCTAAAACAAACGTCCTTCTTCAAACATTCTCCTAAATCAGTTGTAGCATCGTAAGCCATTATCTTCGTACTTGTAGCTATTGAGGGTTCGCCTCCTAATGCAGCTAAGATAGTTTCCTGAAATTCCATACTATTGTGAGAAAGCGATGATAATAAGCTCTTACTTGAGAAGTTTGTCCTAATTAAAGCTAAATCTCGTTGTGGGTGCTCTATAGTCTCAAAAACCTTTATAGGCTTATTTGATCCCTCTTCTAATATCGATATATCATCTACATCTATACCTCTCACGCAATGTTTTACAGTAAGTATCCAGGAATTGTGGACAAGGAATCCTCCTACTGCTCCTCTTGGTGATATGATCTGTACTGCATTTCTTTTTATTTTATCCATTAAAAGATCACATTGACTAGTCTTTCGCATAAGAGAGGAAATTTGCTGAGTTTCGGGAAGTGAATATGTATTTACCTTAAAAAATCTTTTTGGATATTGCTTACTGACTACACGGTCCTCATCAACTAATTTTTCCTTGGTTTCAGTAAATGAGATTGAAAATTTTTTATTTGTCTCCAATTCGATAATATTTGATGTATTACACTTACCTTGGAGAGTTGTTGAAAAAGTTGTTGTTTTACCAGACAAGATATTATTTATCACTTTTGAAGGCAATGCTATTTTGGGTAGGATACGTTTTGCTCTACTGTAAATGATGGTCACACCCCCGTGCTCTAAAACCTGATGACAGAGTTGCTTATATGTTAAAGACAAGCTAGGAAAATCTTGATTGAAAGTATTGATTGATTCGATATTAGGGAAATCATATGCAGCTACGCACTTAAATGAAAAGTTATCATTACTGTTCTTTTTCCTAATATTTACATTCTGCATCATATATTGACCACCCCTAGGTATGACAATGCCATAACTTTCATTATTTTCTTTCTCCAATAGAACACGATCGAAGTAATCTGGATCCAAAAGCACAACACGGTTGACTTGTGTATCAATCTTTTGATATTCAGGTAGATCATAATAATCAAATTCTTCATCTCTATCCAATAAATCCTCATACCTTCCTTCCTGAAAGTCTTCATCTCCACTGTACACGGCTCCTGCAGTTGTTACATAATAACGTTTCCCAGATCTCGTTTTAAGAGCTCCACGTTGTTTTTTCATTCTCTGGTTCTTAATAGGTTCTTCTTCCTTAGAAACACTAGAGAACATCTTAATCCCGGCATAAGATATAGAAATGACGGCTAATAAACCTAAGACCAATTTAAAGAGTAAAGAATTTGTACACCTAACTTTAACATCAGCAAGGAAAATTTCAAAGTCGGTCAACTGTCTAGCATTTAATTTTTCCATTTCCAAACGATTAAATTCGGCCAATACATTAGGAGGCCATGTTCGTGCTTGCGAAAGCTGTTCGAAGACAAGCATCTCCTGATTCGTAAGGGCATAGCTCGTTTTTGTAGATACATACTGCAGAAATTTCTTTGCTTCATAACTTTGTTGTTCATAACTAATCATTAGTGTACCATCAACATAAAATTCTTCAATATTCATCGGAACATATTCAAAATTTTTCGTTATCAATCCGTTGTCTAGTTTAATGAATTTATCTCCTATACGTGTCAAAATCTTAATTTCTGGAAACCTACTCGCAACATATGTGAGAACAGCAACGGCCTGTTCTTCAATATTATGAATATTCTGTATAAAGGATTTAAAAACTGTAACATCCATAGAAGAATTTCGGAAAATTTGAGAATCTCTGAATGCAATAGAGTTTTCTGAAACATTGGGCGTCACAGCCATTGGAGAAAAAGTACGAAAATACTGATAACATAGATCTGCTGAATCAAAGTCTATTAAAACATTCCACTGTAAGGTCTCTCTTTCTAATTGATAATCAATATCTGATACTACACAGGTGTGGATTTTCTCATTATCTAAAGCTGCACAGATAGACCGTAACACATTGCCAGCCGTTGTTATTTTCCTATTAACCTCATAATTCCAGAATGGTTTTGCTTGGATATTAATTATAGATCCTGATGATACATCTAACAAAGTTCTTTTATGAAAAAAAACTCCAGAAAATCCCAATCGTCTATAAAAGCCCTCTTCATCAAACATCTGCTGGTACACATATGGTTTCTGAAAGTGGGGGTGTATCAAAATCTTAAAAATTTTAAATAAAAGTGAGTCATTATGATCAAAAACAGGAAGATGCTCGGTCTTGACAAATTCCAGCAGAAACATTTGAAATAATTTCAATGACGTAAAAATTTGGAACCATGAAACTAGTTTAGGTTGAATATTAGTGGTTGATACTACCATTCCAGTCTTTCCTAAGTTTTCGAGCTTAAATATTAATGGATTATTCATTGTCTCTATATTAATAATGTCATTTAAAAATAAATGATCCCCAGCTTTAATCAACTCAATTTCGGATAAATTTTTAATTTCCTTAAAATTTTTCGAATGAGCTTTTGAATAGAAAGAAATAAATTGCTTAGCTTGGGTTGTTTTACCAGTATCTTGAGGACCATAAAAGTTTATAATAGGTGTTTTATTATCAACAAATGATTGGGTCTTAGGTATAATCTCTTCACATGCATTTAAGTATGCCTTTTCATTCTTCTTATAATCATCAATCAAGATATCCAACAACTCATCATACGAGATTTTACGGGTTTTCTTTTGAGATCTGCTCAAACCTGAAGATGGTAATTCTGTTGTTAAAATAAAAATGTAATTCGAAATATCAAACCATGAAGGGTCAAAACCACGAGCTTTAGTCAGATCAACTTTTGGATTTTGTATCTCAATCTCAATAAATCTTGATCTTAATGCTTCACTAGACGCCCCTATAAGACCCGATCTAGAATCAACCACAGACAATTCGTAATTTGAGGCCAAAAACAAAAACTTGGACATAAATGGTTGTTCCTTTACAAATGCTGATGGAATATTAGAAGATGCTGATGAAATCAGCTGATTCAATCCTGAGAATTCAGAAGAAGAATCAGCACGACTAGCAACTTCATCCATAAATGCAAAAAATTGTCCGGCATATTCTTTATAATATCCATTATTATCTGGTTTAACGTCAAATACAGTTGGTTTTACTCCTAATCGTGCTGCTAAGTCTTTACAAATCCGTGAATTTATGAGTGTTGTTTTCCCAATGGCTCGTACTCCATACATCCAAACAGCCGTTGGTGTTTGCTTTATCCCTCCTAACTCCAAAATCTTAGAACATTCGGCAATCTTGGACTCCACTAAAGAGAAAGAATGCATAAAATGTTTATAAACCTCATTGGTTCCATTATTATCCAAAATACTTTTGCTTAAACGTTTTGAATTAACTGCACAAGATATAAGTCTCTGATAATGATCCGAAGATGATAGAAGGATGGCTATTGGAGGTTGTATACATTTTAAATTTTCCTCTCTTTGAGATATTAAAATATGCCCATATGATTTTTCTGGAAAGAAAAACTCCAGTAAGGATTCCTTGAGTTCAACTAATGTTTTCTTAGATGATTTGAACCCATTTACGGTGGAAAATATTTGTTTCATAAATTTTTGTGCGAAATTCTGAGTATTACATGTAACCGATAAAATGATAGCTGTAAGGGGAATTAAAATAAGATCTATAGCGTCCATAATTAAATTTGAAGATTGAGTTTGAATTGACGTAATCTCTCGAGTCAAATTTTCTTTACTAACATCTTCTCCTCGAATCTTCAACGCAACTGCTGCATCTTCAACTGCAGAATATGAAACATCTGTAAAATTTTTCTTATCATCCGGAATCTCAGGATCATAAACATATCTAACACATTTCTTAATGAAGTCCTTATCAAACTTCATACTTCCAAAAAAATCATCAGAAAGCAAAAGAATTCCGAAAATACCAATAACAAGAGATGTAACGACCGCTATCAGAACGTTTCTAGCTTTCTTAATCGAGTAGGCAAGTACTGCTGCAACCAGTAAAGAGGTAAACATGCCCACCGCTATAAAATGCTCTGTTTTAAGTTCAGGAACCCATTCTAAAACATAATCCATAATCTGATCAACAACACCTGCTGCACGTTCAAAATCAGAGTCATTTGAGACAGAGGGAGTATGTGTAGGAACCGGATCAAGTGCTTTATATTTGGGTACATATGGTTCCGTATTTTTCAATGGTGTTTCAAACGGTTTTTCCTCATCTATATATTCCAAATCCTCAAGAAGGAAAAATTCATCAATTAAATCATAAGGCGTATCTTCTGTTTCTTCCAATAGGAAGAAAACTGCTAATATCGTATAGATGGTATTATAATTATCCTGATAATTTGGTTTATCTCTAACACAGCCAGTAAAAATGCCAATTCTCAAAACGGATTTAATGCCAACTGCTGTATAGATCAAATTTGGAATATCATAATCAGAATCTGCATATATAATAAGTAGCCCGCTATTAAACTCAAAAGGAAAGAGTTTACTGGTGTAAATGAATACACCAACGAAATCATCACCTCTCTTAATCTTATCCAAAAAGGATTCCAACTCATATTGATGAATAGATGAAGAAGTCAAATATTTAAGGACTTCCTGAAATTCATTAGGATCAACAGGTGGAATGTTGATAGAATCCAATGCATCATTAAAATCTTCAGCTATATAAGCTATCTCACGCTGCTTCACTAAATGTGAGGCATTAGAAAGGGATAAGGATTTTAATCCTTTATCCCCCCCCAATTTAGAATCTTGGCCAATGGCATCATAGAATGTTGCCAATGGTGTTGATTTTCTAATATACCGACCTGAAAAGTTGGTATAAATAGTTTGTATATTTGTTGTAAAAGTATTTGAAGTGTTCATTTTGATAAACTTCAAAGTGCTTTACAATTTTG